AAGTGTCACCCCTGAGCCGTCAACTTGAACTGCTGAATTGTAATAAGGAGTTCCCCCTTGAGTAACTAAAAACGCTACTGTCATTGAGTCTCCCGTATTCATAACGTTGTTTAAAGTGTTAGATCCATCACCTCTTAAATTTACTGTAAAGTTTCCAGCAGAATTAGAAGTGTGATAAAGAACTGCTTGAGTAAGTATATCGTAGTTTACCGTCCCTGTAGTTCCAGTGGCTGCGATCGTAGCTCTTTCTTGTAAAGCTTCTATGCTACCGATACTTGTAAATTTAACAGCACCTAAACCTTTTGGTGTTAAATCGATACCAACGTTACTATCGTCTCCAGTTCCAGACAAAGTTGGATTATTTGTTGTCGCTGCGTTTGCAAGAGTTAATTCATTTACAGCTGAACCAGTTGCTGTAACTTTTAATAACTCAGCTCCACCAGTGTCTAATACTGATGTTCCTATCGCAGGAGATGTTAAAGTTTTATTTGTTAAAGTTTGAACGCCTGCTAAATCGACCATGCCCACATCAATAATATTAGGGTTTGTAACATCGTCGGCTTTTGCCATTAACATTTTTGTGCCTTTATCAGTAGTAGCAAAAGTTACGCTTGCGCCTGATCCTGATGCGTATTTAAATTCAACAGTGAAAGCTCCTGATGTGGAGTTTCTTATAACGTATAATTTTTCAACGTCAGTTGGTATAGTAACGATTCTGTTACCAGTAATTGTACCTGTAAACTCAATCATGTTTTGTTGAGCTGTTCCAGTCGTGTTTCCGTCAACAACGTCTAAGGCAGTTGTACCTGCTCCACCAGCGATTGATGTTTGGTTAAATCCACCTACGATTTGTTGTAATAATTGTAAATTTGTATTTGTTTTATCACCCCACGTACCCGCATTTTCACCGGTTACTTGAAGTTCCACTCCGAGAGTTGTATATGATGATGCCATAATTATAAAATCCTTATATTGTTATTTTACTAAAATTAAGCAGCCAAATCAACCTCAGTCCAAGTATTATTGACTCCTAAATCTACTTCATTCCATGGTGTAATATTAAGCGAGCCGAGACTTCCAGTCAACTGTATGCCTGTTAAATCAACTGTAGCATTACCCGTTAAAGAAACACTTGAAATAGAAGATTGTAATTGTGAGCCTGTTACTTCAGCTACAGAAACAGCGTCTACTGTAGGCTCTAAAAAGGCCATACCTAATCCAGTAGGACTTACGATAGCAAATCCTTCAGCTGTCTCTTCGCCTATATTAGATTGTAACTGGATACCGTCTGGATTTGCTAAAGTTAGAGCTCCAACAGCAACACTTTCGATGCTTGATTGTAAAGCTAAAGTTTGTAAAGTTGGATTAACGTCCTGAGCACCAGTGGCTGTGCCTTGAGAAGATTGTAATAAATTACCAAAAGGAGCTACATCACTATCAGCTGTCGTTTCGTGTGCATCTCCAATAGTCGATTGTAAACCTAAACCAGATGGTTCTGCAATAAAGTCTGCAAATGGGAATTCTTCACCAACTGTAGACTGTAAGCTTAATGAGCCTAATTCAACAGAGAATCCTGCATTCCATGCACCGTTACCCCATTCTAATCTACCCCAACCAACATTAATCTCATTATCAACTTCTACCCCTGGAGTTGTAGTTTGTAACTGTATTCCATCTGCTTCTAAAGTTCCTGCAATACCCCAACCTTCATTATTGTTCCAAGTTTTTCTTCCCCAACCTGCATTTATTTCTCCCTCAGTTCCCTCTTCACCAATATTAGTTTGTAATTGAGAACCTGTAACATTAGTTATGGTGTCAGATAAATTACCCCAACCACCATTAGAAGAGTTCCAAACACCACCTCCCCAACCAAATTCAGGAAAAGCTACAACACTACCTATTGAAGATTGAAGTTGCGAACCAGTTACTGCAGCGTCTGTTTGGTTTACTTCACCCCAGTTACCATGAGACCAAGTATTTCCGCCCCAACCTCTGTCTGCAAATTCATCTGTATCACCAAGAGAAGAATTTAATTGTAAACCTGTTATATCAAGATCAATATCTGTTTGATCACTCCACTGTCCAGAATTCCAAGATAAAGCTCCCCAAGTATTTTGAGTAATATCTATTTCACCGCCCATTCCTATTCCGTGAATGTAACAAGCGTAATAAAAAGTTGAGTCACTTGCTGGAGTTACTTCAATGTATCTTGTTCCTGCAGCGTTAAAAGTTGAGGTGTTGAAATAATCAGATTGTGTGGCAGAGCCATCTAGATAATAAGTTACTCCTGTTCCATAAACATTTGATTGTGGACTTGAAGTTTGTGTAGCAAAAAATAAAGGGTGAAAGTCGTTTGATGAATCTGATTGATCAAATCTTAAAGTTCCACTTTTGACCCAAGATAAGTCAATATCTCTAACACCATCTAAATAATAAACATTACCAGTGGCGCCACCACCTAAGTATAGGCTGCCCGTTGCTACGGTAACGGTGTAAGTTAATTGTGCCATAACACCGGGCTCCTAATTATGCGATTCTGATTATAGCTTGTGTGTTGTTTGGGTTAGGAAACTGAATCGTAAAAGTTCCTGACGTAGCTGTTTTATCTGAGCCAAAGTCCAATACACAAACAGATTTGTTACTGTTTGAAGTGTTATAAATTAAAGCACCTCTTGCTGTTAATGTTACACCTGTAAAAGATAAGTCCGTAAAATCTACGAATGCTACTGTTCCTTGCGTTGAAACAAGAGCGTTTACCAAAGCTCCTCCACCTTGCGTGTACTGACCAGTGTTTGCAACTTGGTTACCAGAGGAATCTCCCGGGTAAGCTGTTGTGTCAGCACCTATTGATGCTTGTGATGTGTATAAAGCTAATTTAAAGACGTCTCCAGATGTTGGAGTGAAGTCATGAACACCTTCAAGGATTTCTTCCTTAAAAGAGTTTGTAATCGCGTTAGTTGTTATTGCCATGTTATCTCCTTATAAATTTTTATGGTGACGGAGCCGGAACAGGTGTTCTCGGTGTTCCATCAGTATACTGACCTCTTCTTCTTGATCCCATTTGTTCAAGAGCAAAAGCCTGTAATTCTGTATCATACCTTGTTTTGTAGAGGTTGTACATATCCTGTGGGCCTTTTAAATAAGAATAACACTCGACCAGCACACCATAAAGAAGCAAATTTTCATATTGATCCGACAGCATAGTTGAAGTCGTTGAGTCAAAATGAGGTGGATTTTTGACATATTGAATTTGGATGGCTAAAGCCGAGGCCGGTGTTGGTGCCACAATAATATTTTTATCATTATACATAGCGTAATATTTTGGCTGGCCAGTAGATCCAGTTGGATTAAATTCTGCTATAAACGTTTGATCTCTCTTTTCTAAAAAAATTTCTGTTGTAGCGTCCGTTATTTTTACAGCTCTAAGGTATTTCAAATCACCAGGTAAACTCACTGCTCTATTGCTAGCAGTAAAATTAGAGTTAGAAAATTTTCTAAGATCATCATAATCTACAGCTCCCGCAATGGCTAACTCTGTATTTCTAATAAATTGATCTAGTAAAGTATCAGATAAAACAGAGCTAGATACTTCTGTGTAATTTCTTACTTGAGTTAAAAAATTTGTATAAGTTATTGCCATTATGAAATACCTATTGTTACTGGATTTACTAAAGCTGTTACTTGTCTCCGTCTGTTTTGTAAAGAAGGATCTGCAGGTTTCATTTCACTTGTGCCTTGATTATTAAATGCAAAATCACCAGGTAATGTTAAATTAGCAACTCCAACAGTTATACCGCCAGAATCAGCTACAGTCACATCGTTACTAGCTACTGTTGTTGGCTGTTGAAATTTTTGCACCCTAGGATTTCTTAAAGCGATTGCATCTGCTTTTGTATGTGGTGGATCTAACTGTGGATGTTTTGCTTCGAATTCAGATATATGCACTAGAGAACCATTCCATTCTTTTACCATTTCTGTATATGGAAAAGCTTGTCCTGATCTATCTGATATAGCTAATGATCTTTTTCCTCTAGCAAATGCCATTATCCAACTCCATCTCCAAAGTAAGTTTGAGGGGATATATAAACAGAAGTTCTTTGGCCATCTTCTGTTAATGCCCTTTGTAATTCATCCTCATAAATTAATCTTAAGGTTTGTATTTTATCTGGTGCTTTTTTCATTGCTAAATAGTAAGCTAAACCTGAACACATGCAAGGTAAAAATCTATAAGCCACATCGGCTTGATTTGTGTAAGCTCCAGCATCTTCAATTCTATTAATAGAAAAATATTTTAGATGAGTGAATGTAGATGCATCTGGAGTTAAATATAAGTTGATTATAGGAATAACTTGTCTATCAACATAATATTGAGATGGCTGACCTTGTGCTCCTTTATTAGGTAAAGCAGCAAAAGCAGATCTATCTATTTTTGTTAATGATACATCTTGAGTGTTTGTTTCTACACCCGCGGTTGTGGATATAAAAGCCTCAAGCACATCACTAACTTTTGTTGGCACAGTATATTGTGCAGTACCAGCAGTTAACGCTTGAGTTTGTTGTTCAACTTTGAATAAATGAACGCCTCTATTACCCCACTCAGAAAAAAGTAAATTTAAACTTCTTCTAGCTGATCTAAGGTCATAGCCAGAGTTAGTACGTATTCCACATCTTTCATACGCTTCTTCTATAATATCGTCGATATTTAAATCGAATGTTGTTTGTCCAGACGTTGCCATAATTCATTACATTAAGTCTTTATAATAATCCATAGATTTACCAGGAACCATTTGTTCATCCTGTAAACCCATTCCTGAAGTTCTTGCAGCACCGAAACCTCTAACAGATTTACCAGCCATTGCTTTCATGACTTTACCTTTTTTTGCAAAACCCATTTTTCTAGTTACGTCAGGTCTTGCAGCTTTTAACTTTCTAAGACCTTCGCCTTTTGGACCTTCTGGAATTTTTTTCAAATTAGCCATTTTTCCTCCTACATATCCTTGTGCTTTTAGTTTTTTAGTTGCCTCTTTCAAACCTCCGCTTTTATAATTAAGCATTGATTCAAAACCTACATCTTTATATTTTTTACCTTTAAAAAATTCTCTTTCTCTTTTTACTACCTCTGGATCTCTTTTTTTAATACTTGTTACAGCAACCGTAGCTAAACCTATTGGAGTTGCAGCTCTAGCAAATTTTGCTACTCTTAATGCTTTACTTGCTATCCTAGCTTTAGTAGGAGTTTTTTTCAATTGTGCTATTAATCTATTTTGCTTTCCTAAACCAGCTTTTGCACTTTTTCCCACTAAAGGTTTTGTAGTTTTTCCAATGTTGCCTTTTGAAATAGCCTTAACTCTTTTTGCTGCACCTGTAAATTTTGCTTTTGCTTTTGATAATAATTTTTTACTTGTAAGTATAGGTGATCCTAATGCTGTTAAAACTTTACCAGCTCCAACATTTGTTTTTTTCATTATGTCTTTACCTATTTCTGTAGCAGTCTTTGCCTCAGGCATAGTTTTATAATAAGTCGACGACTTAAATAATTTTTTAGGTGGACCTATGAATTTTGGATCTGTCATACGTCTATCATACCCCCGTAATATTTCTTAGTAAAGGTCTTAACGTTTGTAGGTTTACCCCCCACTCCCTGTGGTTTAGCTCTTTTCCTTGCAACGGCACTCCTCCTCTGGGATTCTGTCATCCTTGCCGCTTTGGCAGCAGGGACGCACTTTGGATACTTTCGTTTTCTGTCCGCTTCCAATTTTGAACGGCCACACTTTGCGTAAGAGCCATCTTTTCGTTTGCTCCCAATATCTACCCAATTTTGTTTGAACCATTCTTTTAATCCCCCTTTTTTAAAAGTTTTAGAAAAAGTAAAACCAATATTTTTACTCTTACCTTGTTTTGTCCCTTGTAAACCAAATGAAGAACTTTCACCTTCTTTAGTTATATCTAAACCTAGAATACTATTTATATTTTGTTTATCAATTTTACTAAATGGTTTTTCACCTGATACTCCAACAGTTACACCTTTTTTCTTAACATTAAATTCTACTCTTGGAGATGTTACAAATTCATCATCATATACATCAAGACCTCCACCAACTGTAGTGCCTTTTAAATAATCAGGTAAAGTTTTTCTCTTTTTATTGCTCATACATACCTTTGTAATATTGTTTTAGACTTTTGTTCGCATATTTTTCACCGTCTACTTCTAAATCAATAAAACTACCTGTGTATGCAGGTTTAGGTCCTTTAAAATCTTTTCTCTTAACTCCTGAAGGATCTTTAATTTTGCCTGCACATATTTTGGATGCGTAGGCATTAGCATAAGCGCTAGGGTACACCTTAAATTTTCGCTTCGCTGCAGCTTTCCCTCTTGGACATAATTTAGTCATTTTGTTCTCCTTCTTTAGTGGCCACTTTGAGAGATGTTTTCTCCTTATTGCGGTCGTACAACTTTTTTGATTTTAACACTTTTGGAGCGTAAGTTCTAGACCTTACGATTTTTGCGAATGGATTCTTTACCTTTTTTTGCAATGTTAACCACCTCAGTTTTACCCATAACTTTAGCACGTTGTTCCATAACAGTTAATATCTGTATTTTTCTTGCAAATGGTTTATTGACGTTCTTTACTTTTCTTACAGTATCTCTAGCATCTTTTGCTGTGGCAAATTTTATTGATACTGTGTCCTTTGGATTTTCGTCAGTATAGAGTCTTCTATCTGAACCTTTAGGCTTTTTTCCCGTTCCTTTTTTTGGATCCATTTAAAACTCCTTTTAGTGTTTTAGCCTGTGCTGCGTGTGTCTTTGAAGCCTTTGTTAAACCTTTAATTACTTTTTTAATTTTTCTATTTTTCATACCGCCTCCTGCATATGTTCTTACTTTTTTATTTTCGTCTCTAGCTCCTCTTAATTGACCTTCAACTTGCTTTCTCATTTGTGATCTTCCTATTGCCATATTATTCTCCTAACCAAGGTGTATATTGAGTCTTACCATCAACTCGACTTGCACGCAACCATTGTTGTCTGTTATGATTACGTGAATAACTACAGTGTATCCAGCCTGAAGTAGGTTCTCCATCTTTATAAAATTCTAATATGCCCTGGTCCACTTCTAAGTTATTTTGTATCCATTTTGCTAAAGCTTTGTTATCAACGCCAGGTATTTCAAAATCAGCTGCCGCTGCTTCATCATGCGCAGTATGTTGACTTTTAACACTGCTGCCGATTTCTACACAAAGTTGAGCACAACGAAATCCGCTTGATATGATCAAAGGCTTATCATAGTGTGAACGTATAGGTTGCAACACATTTATTGCAAGAGCTTTTAAATTTTCAATTTGTTCAGGACTAGGGTTATTGTTGATTCCTTTCCTTTCTGCAGTTTGACTTTTGCAAAGTTCGTCTAAAGTTATGTTAGCTGTCAATTTCATCTTTTTTCTCCTCTATTTCATAAAACATTTTGTCTGTATCTTCTGTAATCCAATCTTTATTTTCGACTGTCCAATAAGTATTTTGCACTTTATAGTCTGGCCAAGATCTATCAGTAGTATAGTTAGAAACGCTCCACAAGATACGATTATTAGGCTGAGCAGCATAATTACCGTTATCAAGTTCCAATATATGTGCACACTTGTGTTCTTGAGGAATTTCAGAATGTTCAGTATCAATTTCATTTACTTCAGGTGTCCCCCAGTCTATTGTAAATAAATATTCTCCATTATAAAATTTTTTATCCTTTCCTAAAAACTTACCACGCATACCACCAAGAT